ACTGTTTCTAATTGTTCTTCTAAAATTGTTTCTTCTACAGGAGTGACTTTTACATAATGTTGCCAATCCATCCTAAATTTACGAGATTTAAGTAATTCATAAATAATAGGAAGAGCTTCTTTATCAATATCGCTACTCCAATATCCTTTCTTTTCAAAAAATTTTAAGAATGATAATTTTTCTACTTCCTTTTCTATTTCTTTAAACATTGAATAAATAGGATAATCATAATATTTATTTTTATCTGCAAAAATAATTAAAGATTTCATTAGTTCATTATCAGGATTTTTATAGTTTTCTTTGTATGTTTTTAACATATTTAAACATTCTCCTAATTCTTTACTAATGTTTTTTTCAATAAAATCTCTATTTCTAAATACTTGCTGATATTTATTATAAAATTCTTCTATTTTATAAGCTGTTACATACCTTGCTATAGGTTTATTAAAGGATGTTTCAAATTCTTCTATCGTCATTAAGTTATGTAATTTAACATTTTTTAATTTTTCATAATCACGTTGTCCTACAATTGCTGCATGTATTGTGTTTTTTGGACTTTTCTTGTAGATTTCAAATAAGTCATCCAATTTTTGTCTTTGTTCTTCTAATCCATAAACCATTATATGTTTTCTTTTATGAAAATCTTTTAAATTAATGACTTTACTTACAAATTTACAATTCCAATTATTAGAATACTTTTCTAAACCTTCAGCAATTTTAAAATTAATTTCCCCTTCTAATTTTTGATTTCTTGAAGTATTAATTTTTCTAGCTTTTTTTCTCTTTTCTTCCCATTCTTTACTAATTTGTATAGTATTAATGTCTATAAGTTGGTCTTCAAATATCTTTACAACAGATAAATACTCATTAATTACTTGTCTCCAATCTGATTTTGGATAATCATGAAGATTTAACATTTTAAGAAAAGCATTATCTCTCCATCCCCACTTAGAACTAACTCTTCCTAATTCATATTTATGAGTTTTATGAATAAACCAACAATCCCCATAAGTATCTTTAATATACTCAAGTAATTTTTTATTAGGTTGAGTTTGTATCACAAACATTTTTCTTTTATCTCTTAGTGCTTTTGTTACATTTCCAGTAACATCTTTACTTGTAAATCTTCCATTAAATATTTTAGATTTAACAGTATACAGATTTAAGAAATTGTCATAATTTTTATAAAGACTAATAAGATTTAATTTTGTAATACCTTTAAAATTAGGAGAGGCTATATTAACATCAGAAAACTTTAGTAACTTACTAATATTAAATTGGTTTTCTCCAAATTCATAATACTTATCACTTTGAGCAAAATATGAATAAACAACATCTACATCCTCTGTTTCTGTTAAACTTTCATTAAATTTAGTAATAAACCAATTAGCTATTGATTTAATTCTGTCTAAAATGGCTTGTTTAGTTTGTTTAGTATATTCAATATTTTCTCTATTGGGAATTGGAGTAATTAATCCTTCTTCAAGACGAAATCTTATAGCTACAGGAAAATGAATAGGTTGAATACCTAATTTAATGTAGTCTAGAGGATAATATACATCATCTAGAGATATATGCATACAATTATCTGGGCAAATATCACTGTATTGAAATAAATCATTTCTATACACTTTAAAATCATTGTCTACATCACAATCTTCAAAATATACTCCTGTAAAATAACAAAGCTGTTCTTTAATTTTAGCTTCAAACTCCCATTTATCTCCTTGTTTAATAGGAATTGTAACAATTACACCATTATGTTCTTCTGTTTCTTTTTCATAAAGAAGAATACTATCTGCAACTTGTTCACCTGCATAAATCATGTATTTTCTCTCTATTCCATTTTTTCTGCAAGTGTAAAAATAACTACCATCTTCTTGATAACTACTTGCTGATTTAGCTCCTATCCCGAAGCCACCTAAAACATTGGAAATCAATTGTTTAGTTGATTCTCCAATGCCCATAATGTATTTATTAAACTCTACATCATCTAAACCTAATCCTCTATCTTCTACTTCAAAAGAATATTCACCATTATCTTCTTTTTTAATTCTCACTATAACAGGAAGTTCTTGATTTGCCATTATATGGCTATCTTTAGCATTAGCTACAGTTTCTCTAATTGTACTTCCTATTTTATCTGAATAGGCTTTAGTTAACAATCTTATCAAATGAGCTTCCCCTTCTACATTAATATGCATTTTAGAGCTATGTACTACATCTCCTTGTATTGTTACATCATTTCTTTGTTTTGCAATAATCATGAATTTTGTTTTTTAATTTTAAATATTTTCTCTTTTTACTAAATAAACACTCTTATTATTTAAATCTATGTAAACTTTTTTATTATGTTTTGAAATATCCTGTTCAATAATACATTCTATTTTTGTTTGAAATGTATCAGCTCCACCTCCCCATCCTCTGTGTTTATAAGTAACTTCTTTTATACAAGTAGAGCATAATAAAGACTTATATTTAAAACCATTTTTATCCCATACAAAATAACCTTCATTATCAACACTTCTAGTCCAACCTGTTTTATTAGATAATTGAGGAGCTTTTAGCACTTTTAAATATTTCATTTTTGAACCAGAAGATACTAAAATTTCATCTCCTTCTTTTAAATATTTTACTTCTATTAACATAACTTACTGATTTTCTATTTCTTTAATACACAATTCTTCTAAATATTCGTATATATTTCTGTTTCTGCTATCAATCCAATCTAACAACTGTGTAAGTGTCCCTTCCTCTAAATTTACTTCCCCTATAATAAATTCAGAAGGACATCCTGGATGTCCTGGGTCTCCATTTTTATAAGTCCATATCATAGATTCTTCAGGAACATACTCTCCTTTTACAGATAGCACTAATCCTTTTTGTAAGGTTAGTTTAATATTATGTTTTGTTGGTTTCATTGCTTAAATTTATTTACATTATCCCAAATACATTCTTGCCAAAATTCTGTATCTTTTACATTTTCATAAATTTCTATTGTAGGTTGATTATCATTTTCAGAAGGAGTGATATATTCTTCTGTATCACCTAATTGTTCAAATTCATCAAATCCTAAATCAGAATCATCACATAATTCAAAAGGTAAATAACCTTGTTCTAATTTGTCTATTATTTTAGACATGTCTGTATCTTGCTTAAAATATAGTCTGCTCCAAGTAGTATGTTTATAATCTAAGTATTTTCTCATAATTTAATATTTATATTCTCTTGCTTTATCATCAAAAGGAATTGTTGTTAAAATATATCCCATTCTATTTACATAATGCCATCCAGGAATAATATATAATTTACCATTATCTCCTTCTACAATAGTCCAACAATATTCATTTCCTTTTTCTTGTATATGGTCTGTTACTATTTTATACTCCTCTCCGTAGGTTTCATACATATAAAACCCTTCTTCTGTAGGATGTTTTATAGGTAAATATTTTTCTAAAAATATATCCCAATCTGATTTTCTACTCATTTTAATGTATTTGTAGTTTAAAATTTGTTTGTATCATCCATTGACAATTACTCTCTGAAAAGGCTAATTCATATTCATCTTCTATAAATCTTGCAATAGATTCAAAATCATCTGTATGATATTCAGGAAATAATGGAAAACAATGTATTTCTCCTCTTTCAAAATCTAATATTGTAATATATTTCATAACAATTTCCATTTTTTATCTAAAAATCTATCAATTACATCATTTAAATTATCTATACCCCAAGATAAATCTGGGAGGTCTTCGTGATAATAGAGTTCTTCTGTGTCTAATAATTCTAATGTTAAGGGATGAATACCTACACATTGATAAATATCTTCACTATCTGTAGCATCTATCCATCCTCTTTTAAAATATAATATTTGATGTTTCATAATTTTCAATCTTTTATTCTTCCTTTTTCAATGTCTTTATACATATTGCACATACTGTTTTTATCTGAAATAAGTAATTCTTTTATTTCTTTACATAAACTATGAAATTGTAAATAATCTATACCTCTTTCTATTAAATCTTTTACAATAAAATATTGCCAAGGTTTGTTATAATGTTTATGATTTTTTATAAAATGATATAATTCTTCTGATGTCATGTTAATCTTTTAATATAGAAGTTAAATCAATGCAGAAATGATGTAATAAATCTTTTGCTTCCCAAACTATCCAGCCTTCTTTACTTTCAGGTAGTATATTTCCATCTTTGTCTAAAAATAAATCTCCAGTAGTAGATTTTTCAATTCTTATTCCACTTTCCCATTCACTTTCTTTTGTTCTTTTAAATTTTATTTTGTATATTGTCATAATTCTAAAAGATTTTTAAACTTATTTATTATTTCTTTTTTACCTAACTCTTTTCCTGAATCTACGCCTTTTTCATAAATACCGTCTAAAATATCTACTACTTCTGTATATGCATATATTCTTTTTTCTCCCATTTGAGGAATAAACCAAGTATTAGTTAATTTACTAACTTCATAAGCCCCAATCAAATTAAATAGTTTTAATACATTTTTATTTATTTGCATACTTTCTAAAATTAAAAATGGCTATATGTAGACTTTTTTAATTTCTACATATAGCCAAGTTAAAAAAATTGGTTTTCTTTAAAATACTAATTCTGAAGGTACATCTTTAAAATCAGGTAGTTGTGGAACTAATCCAGATTTATCTATAAAAAATGTATGTAAATCTGCATGTTGTTGAAAATAATTTGTAGGATGACTTTCTTTTAAAGCAAAAGTACAATGATTATATAACTCCCAAGCAGAATTTTCACAACCATAATTATGTGTAGGAACTTTTAGCTCTTTTTTAATAATAGCTATTTGGTCTGCTTTAATTATTTCTTCTTCAAAATAAATTCTTCCTAATAGTTCTGCTCTTAGTTTAGGGCTAATTTCTATTTGTTTAAGTTTATCCCTATCGTTTTGAATAGTAGTAAATACTTCTCCTGCTTGTAAAATATAATCTGTAATCATTTGAGGAGTAAATTGTTGAATTTCTCCTACATGTTTTTTCTTAAAATTACCAAAATCCCCTCTTACCATGCCATTTTGGCAGATGAATATCTTAGTGCCAATTGCAAATTTTAAAGAAAGAGATTTGTCATAGGAATTTTGCCAGCCAATTTGTAAACACATTTCATTATCAGCTACATTTTTAATACTATACCTACCATTAGCTTGTTTACCATCTTTAGCAGAAGTGTACAATTCTGTATCAAGTTGAAATCCTGCTTTATCAATAGCTTCTAAAGTTAAATCAATTAATTGATTGTGATAAATTGGTTTATAACTTCTTGTTTCTCTTGGATATTCAGCAGTTAATAAAATTTGTTTTGTTGTACTATATGTTTTCTTTTCTGTTAATGTTTCCATAATTAATCTTTAGTTAGTTCTTTAATTTGTCCATCAATAATTTCTAAGCATTCTTCAAAAGCCATTCCACTAGAGCGAAGTTCAAGGAATTTATATTCATCACACGCAATGCAAGGATTAGAAAAATCCATTCTTTCTTTAATTTGATTCTTAATTTTAGCTAATACACTTAGCACTCTCATGTTTGTTAGCAATTCTTGAGTTTCTGTTGTCATTTTTTCTTTATTTTATATTCAAAATAGTTTTCTTTTTGATGTATTTCTAAACCAATTTGTCTAGCAAACTCTTCATTTATTGTATACACATAAGCTTTCCATTGTTTAGGTCTTACAAGTATAGATTCTTTATATCTTCCTTTCTTTTCACCTGTTTTGTATCTAACTTGTTTATGTTTAGCATTTTGTTTAACAAGATTAAAACAAACAATGTTTTTTCCACTTAAATTAATACAATACCAACCACAAGAAGAAGACCTCCAACCATAATGTTTAAACTTACTCAACACTTCTTTTTTAGTTTTAGCAGTATATATATAAGGTTTTAATTTTAAATTAATTCTCATAACATATTACTTTAATAGAATTTCATGTAAAAATACTTGAGCCTCTGATAAACCATTATTATATTGAATTAAAATAGGGTCTAATTCATCCATATCTGATGTTACACCTTCAATCCAACTAATAGTATAATCATTACCAGTAATAGGCTCAGGGTCATTCCATATTAAAGGTTTTTGATATTCTATAGCTGTAATTAATTCTTTAATTGTTCTCATAAACTATTCTCCTTTAAATATTGATTACCTTTAGCTATCACTTCATATAGCTTTTCAAAAGTTTCTTCTATTCCAAAGAAATTTACTTTATCATCTTTGGATTTATCTACTATATGTGGTTTAATTATTTGATAATATCTGTACCAATCCTGTAATTTAGAGAGATATTCTTTTTCTCCATTTACATAGATTTCTACATCATTAATAAATATGTTAAAATCCACTTTATAGTTTCCCCATAATAAATCATTCTTCATCATCATCCCAGTATTTAATAAAATCATTAGGAACTTCTCCTATTTCTTCTAAAAATTTATAAATACTAATATCCCACTCTGTATCATCTCCATATTTTAATATAGAAATTAATAGCTGCACCGCAGCATCTCTTTCTTTTTCTACTTGTGTTAATTCTAAGAATTTTTCTGTTTGTTTATTCATCTTCAAACCAATTTAATGTTATGTTATTGTTGTTTTTTAATATTGTGTCTATTTTTTTAAACACATTATCGTGATTCCATTCTCTGTTTTGATGTGATGCTGCCGCCATATGTTCTACTTTTAGAATATGAAAATTAAAAGGAATAAATACATTTTCTAGCTTTTGAGCTTCTTTTCCATATAGAATAACAGGAAGTCCACTAAGATGTAAATTAAATACTTCTTCTATTAAATATTTGTTAAATTCTTGCCATATTTCTTTATGACTACCTACTTTCTGATATTCTACAGTTAGGGCTGTGTTTAAAAACAGAATTCCTTGACTATAATAATGTTTTAAAGAAGGATTTCTTTTAAATTTTTCTTCTCTTTGATAGCAATTCTGTAATCCATCATACCATAAAGACAAAGAAGGTTGTAATTTACCTGTATTCTCACAATCTAAGGCTATGCCGTTTGCAATTATCTTATTTTGGTATAAAGTAGGATAGGGGTCTAAAAAATATTGTATTACTGTTACATCTTTAGGACTTACTTCTCTAAATATTCTAAATACATCTTTACTTTCAGGTAGAATTTTTCTTCCTTTAGCACTATCTTCTTTTAGCTTTCCATAAATTCTATCAAATCCTCCTATTTCCCAGAATTTATGAAAATATCTATTCCATTCTCCTAATTGAGGGGATATTTTATCCCAAGCTATTTTCTTTTCTGTCATAATGCTCTAACCCATTTTATTTCATATAAATCAAATTGCTTTTTCATATCAAAATCATAGCTATCTCCAACTTTATTCCAATCTTCTGTATATTTAAAATGAATTGTGTTATCATCTACTTTCCATACAACAGATTCTTTATCGTATACATATTGAAATTCTTTACACCATAAATCTATGATTTTATATACATCATCAATATCTGTTACATAAACTTTTGTGTAAGGATTACCAAATCCTAAAATCCCATCCCAATATCCATCTGATGATACTAAAAATGTTGTCATAATGAATTAATTAATTCTTCTTTTGTAGCAAATAGTTCATCTTCATATTTATTTAAATAAAGACCTCCAAAAATAGAGTCTAGTTTTATATCTAATTCCCAACTAATTCCTCTTTTTTCACTAAAACTAAAATAAGGGGCTATTCTTGTTATTTTAGATTTTTGAGCTTTATTACCCTCTAAAAACCAAACTTCATCTCCTATGTCAAATTTTGTTGTTATTGTCATTTTTATTCAGCTTTTAAATTTTCAATTTCTATTAAAACTAAATCTACTGTAGTTTCATCTAAATTCTTAATATTCATTAGTTTTTCTATAGCTTTTATAACTCTTTTTTGAAAGTCAGAAGCTCCTTGTAAATAAATTTCTTTTTGTATTTGTCCTTCTTCACTAAAAGAATTTATTAATTTAACATCAAATTCTGCTTTGTTTTTCCAACTGTTGTCTAATTTATTCATATTATTGTTTTTAAAAATTGTTCTACTTGTTCTTTTTCTTTACTATACCAATCTGTAATGTCTTTGTATTTACATTCTTCAGGAAGTGTTATACAATCTATGTTATATAATTCTTTTAGTTTTTGACATCCCTTATCTCCTGCATCATCTTTGTCATACAAACTTTTAATTACTTTACAGTATTTCTTTAAATGTCTGATATAATCCTTATTAGGAAAATGATTTTCACCATTCAAAGCTACAGCTTTTATTCCATAAGAATATAGAAATAAACATTCTTTATATGATTTTGTGAGAATAAGTAATTCAGGTTGTGTTTCTTTTGGATTTATTTGCCAATGGAATTGTACATCTTCGTCATTATTTACATTACCTATAAACCTTTTACCTTTTGGTCTTTCTGGTAAATAAATCTTAGTATGATTTGATTTAGGAAAATAATAAGCAAAAGCTAATTCATCATCCTTAATTAAATAAGGTTCTTTTTCTACCCATAGTTTAGAAATAGAATAAACATTGCCAAATTTAAGAAGGTCATAATCTACATTATATTGTTTCCAATATTGTAAATCTTTTTCTGTAAATTTCTTAGGTTGAAAATGTATTTTCTTAGTTTTTCTTACTTTAGGAGTGTTATCTCTATAGATATTAGACTTAAAATCTACATTTTCTAAATTAAAATCAGCTACAATTTTCTTAACAGCATCTGAAAAATCAAGATTATAAATCTTCATTACATATTCTATAGCTGTAAAATTATCTCCTGAAGCAAAATCTTTAGCTTTTAATCTACCTGATTTAGAAATATAAAAACTAAAAGAAGCATTATTATCTCTTCTATAAGGAGCATGAAAAAGTCCTCCTATTTTAAAATCTCCAAAATATCTTTGGAATATTTCTTCATCATTAAGACTTTCTACTAGCTCTCTATAATTTATGTTTTGAGTTATTTTCATCTTGTAAAAATAAAAAAGCCTCCCAAATTAATGAGAGGCTTTTCTGTTAATTAATATAAATTCTTAGTACGAAGCATCATCTTCTACAACAGCACTTTCTTGATTAAGAACATTCTCTTCAGGATTATAATCTCTTAGAGGTTCTAGGACAAAATAATCTTTTTGATATTCATTAAACATGTTTCCAACAAATTGTTTAATATCATAATTCTTATTATCCAGTCCTTCAAAATGTCTTGCTAGTGTATTAGAATTGTCTTCTTTGAATTTTTGTACTAGAGCATTTAATTGAGTGTAATATTTAGCATTTAGACTATGTTTTGCTACTCTTTGTACTTCAACATTTTCACCATCTTTTTCTTTTGTACCTACTGTAAGAGGCATTACAATTTGTTGTTTATCCAAGAAAAAGAACAATTCTTTGTTAAAAAAGCTAAAATCTCCTTTAAATACTTTAGAAATAGGGAGTTCTAATAGATTATTTTCTTTGTCAAATTCATTCAAATTCAACCAATTTCTTAGAAAATCCATTAATTCTCTTTCTCCTACATAAGCAGGTCTCACTTCTTTATCAAAACTACCTTTCTTAGTTTTTGTAAATGTAAACCATTCAGGAAGATTTTCTTTTACATCTGAATAAAAACTCTTACCAAATTGATTTACAAAACAAGTTTTATCTCCTGCACTATTATATTGTACATGGTTTTTAAGACTAAATGTAATAGGGTATAGTTTTCCTGATTTAATTTCTTTAAGCCAAATAGTTACATTAGCTTGTGTAACATCTTTTTCCACTTTGTTTTCATCTGCTCCATAACTATATGTAGCTTCCTTAGTGTATTCTATTTCTTTATCATCATCACTATCATCTTTACCTACTAATTTGTTGAGTTCAGACCTTGAAGGAGAAAAGCTAACTACCGTAAATAATCCATAACCTACTCTTAATTGTTGTTGACCGTTGTTGTTTTGTGTAATTTTCATTTTTGTTTGTATTTAATTGTTAATTGTTTAATTATAAATATTTTCCCAATACGTTTTAATTCCTTCTTGTGTTTTTTCTGAAATAAGAATTTTACCAGCTAATTTAGCACTACGACTACCTGCTATAACAGAATCATTCTGTACATCAAAGTTAAGATACCTTTTATCTCCTTCAATAACTAATTTAGCTAATGCTGTTACTTTAGAGGCAAATATAGTTTTAAGTTTACCTGTTAAAGATATTTCACTACCAACTACTTCTTCTCTACCATTATCTTTTACATATTTATCTGAAACGTGAGCTGCATAAATACGATATTTAGAGATTTGTCTAAATATTTCTATTTGATTTAAAAACCACTCTCTTGTAGATTTATATCCTGCTCCATCAGGTAATGTAGTAACTAATTTAAAATCAGGGTCTCCATATTTTAATTTTACCCCATTCTTAACATTAAAGTTTTTACCAATAACAGTATTCATATATGCAAGAGTACCTCCAATTTCAGATAGTGTATCTAAATCAGATAAACCATCAATAATAAGATAATCATATTTACCCTTATTTTCTAAAAGAAGATTTCTATACTTAATATAATTCTGATATGCTGTATAAACATCTTCATTATGATTAGGATAAATACTAATCTTTCTTGCATCTAAAAATTCATATCCTCCTCTTTCTAAATCAAAAGCTAAAGCATTATATTTTTTTGTAAAATCAGCTAAAATTGAACCTTTTCCTGATTTAGGAATTCCAATTATAACCAAATCTCTTGGGCTATCTTGTGTAGCTTTTTCTATTTCATCTGGTAGTTTAAATTCTGTCATTTGTTTTATTTATTTATTACAATGCAAATATAGTAAATTATTTCTTTAGTTTATTTCTAATTTCTGTTAAAGTTTAAATTTACGCATATTGTTTTAATTTTTTAAAAAGTATAGTCCGTCTGTTATTAATTTGTAATCAGAATCTAACATATCTTGAGCTTTCTTAGGCATTTCTTTAAAAATACCATAATAAGGATTAAATGCAAGTGGGATAGTGATTCCATTTGAATTAAATGAATTCTTCAAAATATGTAAAGTTCTATAAAACTTAGCTCCTTTTGCATCTTTTAGTTTAGATAGTTCATATCCTGCAAAATCTTTTAACGTATCAGTAGGTAATACAGAATAAGGGTCTAATAATGCTAAAACTATATCTGAATCATGTGAAGTTTGTGAAGTTTCCGCAAAATCTGATAATTTTGGTAATGTATCAGCAAGTTTTAATCTATTTACATCCATAACAGACCTATTTAATTGTTGAACTATTACAGGACTAAAACCATATAAATCTCTTGCATCTCTCATAGTATCTGAAAATTTATCAATGTTTTGTTTTTTAACTCCGTCTACTTTTTCAGATTTTAATAATCCTACATGGTCTGTAATAATTAATACTAAATGATTAGGGTGATGAGGTTTATATGATTTAGATTCTAATGTCCCATCTTTTCTTGGAATAATTTCTCCATGTTTTCTTGCAAATTCTTCTATAAATTTACTAATTCCAGTAGGATTTTTTGCACCTTCAAAACATATTAAAGTTTCATCTTGTTGCCATTGCTTTAAAATATCCATGTAATGCAATACAGTAGATAATTCTGCTTCTGTTATTTTTTCCTTATTTCTACCTAATATTTTACTAAATGGTATAGAAAGTCCCTCATTTTGATATATAATTCTTGATACAAATTTAGAACTATACATAAACATTTTTCTTTCCATACCAAAATAAATAATAGAAAGCTTTAAGTCTGTTTTACCCTTATTTTTAAGATACCAATCTAATACATTAAAAATATAAAATTCCTGTACAGATGTACTTTTAGCTGAACCCGTAATACCACCAATAGTAGTCATCATATTAGGTGCTATATCAATATACCAATTTAGTTTTTCTATACTAAATGGTATAGTTGTATCTTTTGTATCTAAACCCTTATGAATTTGTTCTAATAAGTTATCATATAAATTTATCATATTATTGTTTCAAAGTTTTGTTCTTCTTTTTCTACTTCATCCTCACTAAAATAATCTGTTACAAGTTTACTACTTTTATCTTTTAAAATGTAATATTCTATCATTTGTGTAAACTCAAAATTCTTTTTTACGCAATTATTAACATATTGAACTAATAAATGTTCTATTCTGTTAAAATCTGTTAACTTGTATTGTTTAGCTACTTTTAATATTCTATTCTTTAAATCTACTTTATTAGGAAGAAATTGATATTTTCCTTGCAAAAGTTTTTGCTTTCTTCCTGTATGTTTTAAAAGAATATTTTGTAGTTTTTCATGTAATTTATCAAAATCAAATTTAGAATTATCTGTAGAAATTCCATCTATTTTTTGAAACAATGTCTTAGTTTTAGCAGTTATTTCAGGAATTTCTCTGCTATCTAAATAACCTTGATTTCTTAGAAATAACACTTTTTCTTCTAATTTATCTATTTCCTTGTAATCAAATATATTGTATTTGTCTGCTAATTTAAGAATAAAGAAATATTCAAAATCTATGTCATGATTTTTATTCTTTAGTATTTTTATTAAGTATTCTTCCATAATTTTAAAATAAACTCATTTGATTTTTGTCAATTATTTTGTTCTTTTTTGGCTTTTTGCCACTATTTTCTATCTTAAATATCATTTCTCTCACTTTATCTATATAAAACTTATGATTTACAAGAGATAGATAATTATTATCTTTAGGTAAATAGTTACAAACTATTGATTTCCATTCTCCTGCATTTACTTCAGATATTGGGGCAGCATTTGTTTCACATTCAGGATTTTTAATCTTTAGTAACTTTTCACCTTCTGTAGCTATAAAATATCTAATCAGCTTATTATATACAGATTTTGTGTTATTTTCTCTAATTCCTTCATAATGAAAATCTTTAGAGGCTTTTGCTCTTGCACAAAAATCGTAAATATTATTATGATTAATAATAAATTGCTCCACATCAACATTATTTAGGAAATATTCTTTTAAAGCTAATCTAATAATTCTAAAGCTTTTGTTCATGTGCAAAGAACTATCAATAATAAAATCGCCTTTAAATTTCAGTGAACCATCTGTTTTTACAGCTATGTAATCGTTAACAGTAGAAAATATCATTTTAGAATAGTCTGTTCTTTCTAATTCATATTTTGTTACTTCCATCCACCATTTGTTTAGTTCCTCTACTTTAGAAACTAATGATTTATCAATTTGTATAGTAACACCATCTGTATTTGCTGAAATAACATGAATTCCATTGGTTTCATAAGCTTCTATAAGCATTAAAAGAGATAATTCACCTGTAATAGTAGTAAACATTGTTAGTTGTTTATCATATATCCAAGATTGCATATCAGAAGATTTACCATAAACAGAATTGACTGAAAGTTTTAAAGCATCTACAATACCTTTGATTTTCTTATCTTTCTTAGCTAAAGGCTTTAATTCAAGTCTTTTTTGAAATAGCTTTGTATAACCCTTCAGAAACTCTTTACCTAAATGATATGGATATTTCTCATTATTAATAATAATTGCTGGATAATAAGAGGATACGTCAAAATCTATAATTAAAGTGTTTTCATCAGCTTCAAATATTTCTGGTTTTTGTTCTGTATGAATACCACCTTTCATAAAAGAATAAGTATTTCCATAAAAATGCAAATGTTCTTTAAAATCGTCATTTCCTTTAAGAATAGTAGATTTTATCTTCTTTAAAAACTCCTTTAATTCAGGAGTTTTAAATTCTATATATTTAGCTATACAATGTTTTAATTGTATTTCCTTTCTAAAAAAACCCTTTTTAGGTAAGTTTTTGTATTCTATTTTCTTTTCTTCACAATAATATTTTTTAATAATTTCATCACCAATTTTACTATCTGACCAATTTAGACAAGGAATACCAAATTCTTCTTCAATGTCAAATCTTAGTTGAATTTGATTATTTCCTTTATATAAAGGATGTTCATGTTCTCCTGTAGTAACTAAATAAAATTGATATGTAGCATATACGTCATTATGACAATAGTTTATTAAATCTTGAGCTTCCTTATCTGTAAATTCAATTTTATCATGTTTTACAGACATTTCTTCTATATTCTCTAAATCTAATTCATATTCTACTCTTTTAAGACTAACCATTCTGTTTTTGTTATCATAATGATTTATCTTAAATAAATCAATCACTTTAAAACTAAACTCTCTAAATGGGAGAAATAATCCATAATTCTGATTCTCTATTAGGTCTTGAGCAAATTGCCAAATAAGCTCTGTAATTTCTAAATTAGTTTTATCATACCATTTATGATATTCTTTATATATGTATTCAATCACCTGCATATCAAAACCTATTCCATTAAATGTAACAAAATAGCTTTCTTTCTCTGTTTCCATAAATTTCATAAATCCATATAAATCATTTTTATTCTTATTTATACTGAAATCTATGAATTCTTTTGTTTCTGGATTATATACACTACATAGAAAATATCCTTTTATGGTTTCTATATCAAGCACTTGTATTTTCATATTATTTTATTTAGCCCTCAATTCTGCACTTGCGGCATACAACTGAATTGGAATTGAGGAATTGCAAATATAAAAAAAGAGACCTTATTAGGTCTCTTATTTGTTGTTAAATGTTATTTTATTATTATCAAATCCATTTAAGCTTTTCCTTACCCATTTCTCATCAATAGTGTCTTTTAAACATAGAATATTTAAATCTGCTATATTGTTTTCTGAATATGTTAGACATCTTGCTAATTTTTGCTGCGCTTTAGAATAATTAGCATAAGTGTGTAAAACCGTAGCTCTATTGAGATTGTTAAATGTTATAGAAGCTTTTAATTGGTTAATAGTAACTAATTTGTTAATTTCTTCGGATTGAAATTTTATTAGATTTTCTTCTGAATCTTTGTTATCTGAATAATAAGATGGAATTCCTAATTCATCACATTGCTTTTTTGTTTCTACAAAGATTATTTCTCTTTCATCAGATTTAACTAATT